CGGTGAGTTTGTAGAGAATGAAGATGGAAATGCATTTGGTTTCACTAGTGACGGACAACTTATAGGTCCTACTGACTATACTATGCAGGGTGGTAGTGGTACTGGACTCATTCTAAACATCACAATCCAAGCAGTTCAAGATGGGTCAGACTATGACTCCAGACTTAGAATTAATAGTGTAACTTCTTATGGTACAGGATATGAGGCAGGAGATCTTCTTACCATACCAGGTATTCCTTACAACCCTGCACCTATTAAATTGTTCTCTGCAACAGAGACTATAGATAATAGTGCAGGTGAAATCTTCAATACTAGACAAGGTATTGGAACTTATCTATACAAAGAAGGCACTCAAGTCACTGCGAATGATCCTATTCCAGGTGTCAATGCAATTGTCTTTACTACTGCAACACTTGAGGTTGCACATCGTCCAACTGGATATGCTTCCTCTGGATGCTCCTCTTATACTGATGCTACTAGCACTCAGGGTATTCAGTATGTTAAGATTCCAGACAACAATGGATGTACTATAAAACATTTGGGCGGTAATCAGGCATCAAGTGGTTGCGGATCCTTTAGGATTCGTGTTATAGTAGATGGTGTAGATATAATTAATGAGTATCGTTCCAATTGGTCTACGAAAGATTCGTCTCTTGACGCTAGTATAGATCCTAACTCAAACGTTACTGTTATAGTATCGGAAGGTAACCAAGCGAATTCAAATGACGATACAAGCACTAAGTTTGAGATCATATCAAAGACTAGTGAACAACGTGTCCAATTAATCACATGTAGATTTGAACCCAGAACATAATGGACTTACCAAAAATTCCTAAAGATCAATTGCCTGAAGAGATTCAGGAACAAATTGAAGGAGACACTGCAGAGTTTGAAGCTCTTGGTTCTCCTGAGGATCTCATTCAAAAGAAGACGCAAAAGAAAAGTGAAAGACAAATGCAAAAGACCATTGACGAACTCACTTCTCTGAACAATCTCTTTAAGAAGAGACAGAAAATGACTGAGAAAGAATTCAATCGTAAGGTTAAAAAGAATCAACGTTACTACAAGTCATCCTTGTATGACATTAAAAAACTAGGTGACTGATGGGTATGTACGAAGACTTAAATTGTTTTGAAGAGGCGCTGAAACATTTCGGCACCAGAGTTGATGTCGTTTGCTCTTTGCAACTTGGTGGTAAGTTATCTGCCGAAGAAGCATATCAAATGATCAAAGAAGAACTCAAAGAGATGAAGAGTTGTCGCAAGAAGTGGAAGAAGGATCCCGATGTTCTTTACGAAGATTGCGGATAATAAAACGAAATTCACTTTTTGTTTACCAAAAAGTCGGAAAAAAATTCCCGCCAAAAATTTGACCCCTATAGTTTTTTATGAGACCTGAAACACGAGAAGCAATGGAGAATCTTTTTCATGCTAAATGGAACCTTCCAAAAGCAGCACGACATTGCAACCTAACTAATAAGGAGATGAAGATTACATTCAATGAGTATTGTGCTTTTCATCCTGCCAATTGGACAGTTGACAAAGCGTCCTGACAATGGTAATATATACAGTACGGAACTAACACCCTATCATGTCTAGAAAATTTGAAATTTATACCCGAGACGGTTGTCCATTTTGCGACAGAATTAAAAAAGTTCTGACAGGCAAGGGTCTCCAATACACTGAGCATAAACTTGGTGTATCATTTGACAGAGAAGGTTACTACCAACGCTTTGGTAGAGGCACAACTTTCCCTCAGGTTATTATGGATGGACAGAGACTCGGCGGTTGCCAAGAGTCTGTCAAATACCTCGTTGAAAACAAGATTATCTGACTAAATAATTGTGAGTTTCACATATAAGGAGGTAGGTTTTCCAAACATACATATAATCATAGGGGGGAAACCATGTTAATCGCACTTACCACTCTGATTGTTATCGGAGCGTTTATCCTAGGGATTACGGTCTCTTGGTTGGCAAAAGGATACGTTGAAGATTTTATTGAAAACGCAGCGTATGCAAAGTCAGTTACCCATCCAGAAATGTTGGATGAGGATGGCAACATCTTACACGATGAACTTATCTACATCAGACCACAAAGCGTGTGGGAACAAACTGATGAAGATGACGATGAAACTTAATTAAAACCATGGCACGAAAAACTGATGTGAATTCTTTGTTAATCAGCGAGGTTCTTAAAAAAGTATCTAACGCTAAGACAAAGAAAGAAAAAATTGATTTGTTACGAACCTATAATACAGATGCTCTCAGAGCAATTCTCATTGCGAACTATGATGAGAGCATTGTGACGGTCATGCCTGAGGGTGATGTTCCTTACGAACCTAACGAAGCACCAGCAGGCACAGAACATACAAGACTCGCAAAAGAGTACAAGAAATTATACCGTTTCTTCAAGGGTGGTGACGATAGATTACCTATGCTGAAGAAAGAAACCATGTTCATTCAACTCCTAGAAGGTTTGCATGAAAGCGAAGCAGAAGTTGTAGTTCTTGCAAAAGATAAGAATCTACAAAAGAAATACCGAATCACTTCTGCTGTTGTGAAAGAAGCTTTTCCGCAAATCAAATGGGGTAACCGATGACAAAAGAGAAGATCAATATTCTCCGAGAAAAGTGCGATCCTTCTCTATCAAACGATGTCAACTTACCATGTAATGCCTATCTGGTAGAGTATATGGATGGTGACAAGCAGTGCTTTGACATTACACAGTGTGCAAAGACTGTTGATCTATTTGATCATTATTATGACACCTATAAGAAAGGTTTCAAAACATTTGTTCAAACTAAAGGTACAAGGAATCCAAAACTATGGGTAGACCCACAGGGGGCGAAAACAAAACAGAAAAAATGAGCGTTTATTTCAATCCTAAGAAAGCAGCAGAGCAAAAGACTCAGGAAACTGAGGAAGAACTACGAGAGATTGCTGCTGAGGAAGAACGCTATGAAAATTCTAAGAGATTAGCATCAACATTGTTTCAGTTGTTTGCTGATCCATTAATTATTATGCTACTATGGAACTGGTTTATACCAGGTATTTTCGGTCTAGCAGTGATCGGATACTGGCAGGGATTTGGTCTCTGTTGGATGTCCAGAATATTATTTCAACGTAAAGTATTTTAAGAATGAAAGTCTGTAAAATTGCAGTAACTCCTAACGCGGAGCAAACAATCGGTTACATCGCTCGTGTAAGTAACCCATCTAATCAAGAAAATCCTAAGGTAGAAGGACTTCTAAAATACTGTATCAAACATGGTCACTGGAGTGTGTTTGAACAGGCATCTTTAACCGTTGAAATTAATACTACACGAGCAATCGCAGCTCAAATTTTGAGGCACCGTTCATTTACATATCAAGAGTTTTCCCAACGCTATGCAGATTCTTCACTGTTGGGTGACACTATTCCCCTACCACATCTGAGAACTCAAGACGATAAGAATCGTCAGAATAGTATTGATAACCTTGATGATTTCAAGCGTCAGACCTATGAGATTTTGATGCAAGATCATTTCAAGAAGAGTATGGATCTCTACAAACGTATGCTTGAAGATGGTATTGCAAAAGAGTGTGCTAGAAACGTACTCCCCATGTGTACACCAACCAGAATGTACATGACAGGAAATATTCGTAACTGGATTCATTATATTGAATTGCGTACTGGAAATGGTACGCAGAAAGAACATAAAGATATTGCTGACGCAATTAAAAAGATTTTTGTCTGCGAATTCCCTGTCATCGCTCGTGCTTTGGACTGGTGTAAGGACGAGTGTTTTTGTGAAGAAGAATACACAGACGTACAACCCTGCATTATGATCCGTCCATGAAATTCTTTACAGAAGAAGATTTTGAAGTAAACGATGATCTCTCCGTTGAAACTTGTGATTTCAACGGGGAATATTTTATTTTTGTAGATAATTTCTTTAAGTATCCAGACAGAGTAAGAGATTACGTTGCACAGAGTGGAATTAAAAGTAATCGTAACCAAGAACAACAACTATCTAAGAGTATAGGAGACACATACCTGAATGGTAAGAACTTCTATGACGGTAAATTCTATACTGAACGTTGTTCCAATCCTAAACCTGTAGAGTTAAATCTATATGAGTTCATGGGAAGAACTCTTGATGTTAAGATGGATCCCGTGAGAATGTTCTCATGGAGAGTCTTTAATCAGTTTCAAGAGGTAGATATCAGTAAAGAGAAACCATATTTCTGGCCACATACTGACAAATGTTATAATTGTATGGTATACTTAAACCCACATAACCATATGGGTGCTGGTACATCATTCTACGAGAAGATCAACGATGATCCTGTTGGTTCAGAACACGTTGACACTTGGAGAGACGAGTCTGAATATAAGGAACTCTTTAATGTACTAGATAGTTATAACACAATGGTCGTTTTTCCTGGTCATATATACCATGGACAAAGACCTATCTCAGGAGTCCATAAGGATGAAATGAGAATCACCTTTATCACTTTTTTCGGTGAAAAAATCCAACGTATTTTAACCCCAGAGTAATGCCTACCTATCCTGTAATCAATAAGAAAACTGGAGAGAAGAAAGAACTCTCCATGACCATGAAAGCATATTGCGAATGGAAAGATGAGAACCCTGACTGGGATAAAGACTGGTCAGAAGGTATTGCAGGCACTACTTATGGTACACCGAAACTAGATAATGGTTTCAAAGAAGCCATGTCTAAAGTGCAAGCAGCACATCCTGGTGCAAATCTATCACGCTTTACTTAAATGCCCATCTACAAGTTTGAAGATACTAAGACTGGTGAGGTAGAAGAAAAGTTTCTATCTCTTGCTGGTCGTGAAAAGTATCTAAAGGAAAACCCTCACATCAAGCAGTTGGTTAATTGGAGAGGTTGTGATACTACTGCCTCTAATCAACAGGATCAACAAATGGCAGACGTTGCCACACAACATTATAGAGTAGGAGGAAGAATCCAAGATGGATTGAAACCCTACTTACCTGACAGCGCACGAATTTTTTAATGGCACGAGCAAGAAAAGGAACTAAATCTCCTAAAACTTTCCCCACTAATATGTCTAAGCGACAGATGAAAAGAAAGAAACCAATTGACTCATCATACCTTCGTAATATTGAACCCCTGACTGACAATCAGGAAGTGGTGTTTGATGCGTATGCAGAGGGACAAAATTGTGTCCTCCATGGTGCTGCAGGTACTGGCAAAACTTTTATTGTGCTGTATAATGCACTTAAGGAGGTTCTTTCAGAGGATTCTCCCTACGACAAGATCTATATTGTTAGATCACTTGTACCTACCAGAGAGATTGGTTTCCTGCCAGGTACTCATGAGGATAAATCCATGTTGTATCAAGTTCCTTATAAGAACATGGTACGTTACATGTTTGAGATGCCTGATGACAATTCCTTTGATATGTTGTATGATAATCTTAAGGCACAGGAAACCATCTCTTTCTGGTCTACATCTTTCATTCGTGGTGTTACTATGGATGACTGCATCGTTATCGTGGATGAGTTTTCAAACTTGAATTTCCACGAGTTAGATAGTATGATTACCCGTGTTGGTGATAATAGTAAGATCATGTTCTGTGGAGACATTTCACAGACTGACCTTGTAAAAGAGAATGAGCGTAACGGAATCTTAGATTTCATGCGTATCCTACAACTCATGAAAGAATTTACTATCGTTGAGTTTGGGGTTGATGATATCGTACGTTCTGGACTTGTCCGTTCTTACCTACTGAACAAATTGAATCTAGGTTTATAATGTCTATTGCAATTGAATCTAAAGATATGGAGGAGAAGATTTATAATCTTTTCCCAACTCCATTACATTATAAGAACGTTGGAACTGATCTTGTCAATCAAAAAATGATTGATGATACACGGAAAGTGTTTCATAAATCAATGGAGTATAGTAATGTAGGTGGTTATCAATCATCACCAAAAATTCAAGGTCCTGCTTGGCAACCCTTGTTTATGGTTGCTAAAGCACAACTTATTGAATATCTAAAAACTCTTGGTGCTGTTGCAGGGGAGTGGAATATTCAAGGTGCTGGTCTGTGGTTAAATGTCAATGGCAGAGGACATTATAATAAACCACACAATCATGGAGGTACACACTTTAGCGGTATCTATTACGTTAAAGTTCCTCCTAAGTCTGGAATGCTTTATTTCCAAAGACCTTCAATGCATAATCCTATCATTGAAGAGCATGGTAAACTAGCGGACTACGGTCCTCTCATTGAGATCATGCCAAGGGAGGGA